AATAGTCGAGTACCATTAGTTGCTGCAAGATGTACTACAACATCACAATCAGGCATTGAACTAGTTACACCAGAATACCTTAGGTTTTTAATATTTCCGTCTTTTTGATCATATGGAAATACTTCACTGGTCTCTTTTACATAGTTGTAATAATGACTACCAATAAATCCCTTATGTCCTGTTACTGTTATTTTCATTTTTTAACTTTTCTTTTTTTGATCGATATTGACGCTTTTTAAAATTAGTTCTAACATCTTGTTTATCATCGCCTTTATAATGATACATGATTCCTTTAAATGCTTTATCAAAATGATCCTTGTTTATTTTAGGAGGACTAATATTTTCTGGTACTAAGTTATGTGTACGAAAAAATTCATGTGTAACAGCATCAAAAACATGACAATCAAGTTGAGCATTTAAATGATATATTAAATCAGTATCGTAATAATGTTGCCATTTTTTAAAATAATCAGCAGCATGTGGCATAGTCATATTCCAACTTATAAATCCGGTTTCACTATAGCGATCAGTTCGTCCTAAGTAACTTACAAAAGAATCAGGACGTTGTTTTGAATTTAGATAAGATTTGGTTAGCGGAGCAACTATTTCGGTATCGGCATCAAGCCAAATAAGTCTTCCTGTTTGTGTTTTTTTAGCGGCATCTATTATGCAATAACTTTTGTGACTAAATCTTACAGCATCGTATATCCATCCCTTTGTGCCCGATTTGATAACTCTACAACTGTTACGTTTTTTAAATTCAACAAGTTCAGGAGATTCGTCTTCAAGAATATAGTTTGTCCACGTATCTGTATTTTCAAAATACTTTTTATCTGTATATATCAATACATTTATACTAGGATCTAAATATTTTTTTAAACTATCCATAAAGTTTTTAGCATACATGTTATAATGCTGATCGCCAAATGTTGTAACTATTGTTATTTTCATATTACCATCCAAAAATATAATCTTTTCTTACATTTGTTATTTCACGAGCACCAAACGATTTTAAAAATAGTCCAGCACATTCGTCGGTATCGGCTTGTTGTTCGCATACAATAATAGGTTTGTATTTTAGTAGTGTATCCATTGCACCCTTGAGTACTTCTAACTCGTGTCGTTCGCAATCAATCTTTAATAGTCCAAACTTAGGTAAGTTTAAATCATCCATGCGTTTGATAATAATATCGCCTGTACCAACTTCACTAACAAAACTTCCGCCGGTGTTTTCGCTATCGTAAACCATTTCAACATTGTCATTTACATTACCTAATGCATGTTTGTGTATGTCTACATTTAGACCTTGTACATTACTTTCTAAACAACTGTACACTTGTTCAAGAGGTTCAAATGCAATCACATGATTAAATTTTTCAGTAAGTGGCTTTGCCCACAATCCTACATTTGCACCAACATCAATTGCAATGTTAAAATCTGTAACATACTTATATGCAACATCTCTTACATCGTCTTGGTATTGTGCAGGGCCACCATTTTTAATTCGCTTTGCAATCAAACGTTCAAAATGATTATCAGTATCAGGCATCCAATAGTTATATACTTGTTTCATACTATTCCTATCAATGCATTTTTGCTGCCTATATATTCCAGCTCTTGATATCCGTATGATTTTAAAATTTCTAAAACACTATTTTTATTAAAGCCATATCTGCGTTCATGACCCTTTCTTTCATATAAAATAACAGGATTATACTTTTCAATAGTTTTTATGCCGCCATTAATAATAAAAGGCTCAAATCCTTCTGCATCTATTTTAATAAAATCTATATCTACAAAATTAAAGCTATCTAATGTTTTTATTTTTGCATTGCCATCTTTGTTTTTGGTTACATGTGTTGAAAAAGTACTTTGGGGATTAAAGTTCAATGCTACGGTAGTTTCATTGTCGCCAAGCCCGCAGTCGTATATATCTACATTTTTAATGTTAAAGTTAGACATATTCATTTTAAAACAAGTGTTTATTTCAGGTGCAATTTCAAAAGCAGAAACTCGATTAAATATTTTTGCCATGTTTGCGGACATAATACCATAATTAGCACCGACATCAATAGCGTGTCTAAACTCTTTACAAAAAGATAATGCAACGTTTAACTGATCTTTTTGATAATCTAAAATATTATCTATTTTTGATTTTTCCATTGCCCGCTTTAACGTAGTATCTCCTTGAAGAATACTCCAGTCTTTATATAAATCAGTTTGCATGTTTATCCTTACTAAAAAATTTTTTTGAAAAATTTGATATTATATTTGATACAGCATCGTCTGCAACATGCCTACTATCTTTTATTTTTTTACCTTGCGTTCCGCCGAATGTTACTATCGGCATATGACTTGGTATCCATTTTACATATTCAAAACTCGGCCAATAATAAACATTTTTGTCGTTAACATCTCTTAATGCTTCGTCTACGGCCACTCTTAATATACTTTTGCTTACACAATCACTTACTACACACGGCCGCTGCTGAAAAGTTGCATTCAACGGTACTGGGCTTAGTGTAAATATAATTGGTTTATTTCCGCAATGTGTTCTTATTAACGAAATAATTGTTTTAATGTTGTCTATGTTATCTTGTACTTTACTAACTACAGATTCGTGCTTTTTAGGATCAAACACATCATTAGGAACTCCTCTCCAAAAAACACCACCTGTTTCTTTATCACGCCATACTTCAGCTAAACCAAATGTTATAACAAATCCTGAATGTTTATTAAACTCTTCTTTAATTTGTTTTTGTTCAGTTGGCGATTCCCATTTTCCAACCCCGTCTTTGGTTTCGTCATACCAATAAGCATCGTGACTTCTGTTGCCAGTAAGTGCCCATTCTATATATTGTCTTACAGCAAAACTATTGTTTAAACCTTCTGGAATAAAAACTGTTTCACTTCCCCTGCCGTTACGTTCCATCCATTCTCTAATTCTTAATGCAAAACAACTTCCCATTGTAAGGAGTTTATCGTTGTTATTAAAAATAGGTGTATCTGGGCCATACGAATTAAACAACTGATCTAAAACACTATCTAAATTATTTTGATTCATGTCCTCAGTAGGCCAATAATCAATACTTTCGCCTTTGTGCCATTTTCGCATATTACTAGCGTTGATGCTTTCAGTGGGATTAATTACTCCTAATATTTTTCCATATTTTTTCTTATTAACCATGTTATACCTTATAATGTAGCATCTTCCATGCCTGCTACTCTTAGCTTTACAATATTAGTTATCTGCCATTGTTTTTGATCAAGTGCTTTAAGAACACCTAACCACTTGTTACGTAGCAATGCAAACTCGTTGATGATTTTTTCGTAATCGCATACATCTGTTTCGCCGTCGACATATTTTTCTACATCACGACTACTCAATGCACGTTGATAGTTTTCTAGATACTTCTTAAAAAACGAGCTACGCAACTTGCGTAACTCGATATTTAAATATTCAAGAATAGCTTCGATCTCTTGAAGTTGATTAAACCGATGTTCAACAATACCTGGCATCTCAGCAGCAGCACGTTCTACATTGCCTTTGAGTTTCACTTCAGAGCGAGCTGTTACTAACTCGTTCTCAAAGTGTTGTATTGCGTTAGGTATTTCCGATATGTCTCGACTAACTCGACTATACCATCCCATTATTCATCCCATTCATCTTCATCAGAATCTTCATCCTGATCTAGTTCTAAATAATATTGAATAGCAGTATCAAGTCTTTTACTATTACCCATCATATCCTGTAACTGAACTTCGGACATTCCATAGTCAGCCAACATATCGACATAGCGTTCTGCTGCCATTTCAACATGTTTTTTATCTAGATATTCTTTAAACAAGTTCCACAAATCGGCTGCTATTTCTTCGTTCATATTACATTATTCCTCAACTAAGTTATCTTCGGTATTTACCAATTCAGCAGCTTGAGCAGCCAGTTCTGCTTCTTCTGCTGCTCTAGCTGCGTCAGCTGCTAGTTTTGCAACTTGTGCTTCTTTAGCTGGTAAGTCTGCCATAACTTTGTCAAGTAGATCACCTGTCCAACGCTTGCGGAATTCTAGAATAGGTTCACCAGTACTCATAACATATTCGTACCGATTGCCTTTCTTTTCTAGCAATCCTTTTGCGTCCATCAAGTCAAACATGCCCGAATACGGATCCATGCCTGTTTCATATGGAATCTCAACTTGCACACTTTCAAACGGTTTATTGTAACGTGTTTTCATTACTTTACACGCTGCACGAATACCATGTACTTGTGATGTTTTGTTGCCGTCTGCGTCTACTTTAAGTTTAAGTTTCTTCATAGCAACAACCATAGAGCTTGCATACACAAAGCCCGAACCACCTGAGATCTTGTCATCTGGATCAAACATATCTTGCGATGCGTATGTGTGGTTAGTAACAACCATACCTACATTATATGAACCAAACATGTTTACACAGTTAGTAACAAGTGCTTTTAGTGCCTTTGCCTTACGACCAAAGTCACCTTTCATATCACCTTTTTGGAACTGGTCCATTTCAGTTGGTGACATAAGCATACCAAGCGAGTCAACTACAAACAATACTTTTGGACGTTCATCTTCGTTCATTGTTTTATAGTCTTCCATAAACGTACTAACAGTTTTAGCAACATCGTCGATCATTGCCATGTTAAGTTTAAGAAGTTTGTCTTCACTTGTATCTACTTGCAATGCTTGTAGCCATGTTTCGTCAAGTGCGTTTTCACTGTCAATCAGTACAACAAAAATGCCTTGCTGCTGTGCGTACTTAACAATGTTACCACTTACAATGTACGACTTGCCTGCGCCAGATTCGCCTGCGAACACTGACACTTTACCTAGAGGAATACCTTTTTGAAAGTCTCCACTTAGTAAGTAGTTGAGTGCAAAGTTGCCTGTACTAATCCAATCAGTTGGATCGTTAAAGCCTGCACTCATACCCGTAATAGATTTTGTCAACGAATTACGAAACTTCGTTGGATCGAATGACTTATTTGCCATGTATATCTCCTATTAAATGAATGAAGTAAAAGGGTTGCTATGTAATAAAGCAACCCTTTTTAGTTGCTATTAACCTTGACGTGAACGGATCATTGCAAGGATGTCTTGCGCTCCGCCAGCTGCTGGTTCTACTGCTGGTTCTGCTGCTGGTGTAGCAGGTTCTTGCCATCCAGTATCAGTTGTAGTTTCAGCTACTGGTGCAGGTGCTGGTGCAGGTGCTGGTGCTGCTGGAGCACTTTGACTTGTAGCAGTTGCTTGTGGGCTTGCTGCTTTTTGCGGATCGCCTGTACGTGCAGCCATACCACTTGGACGGAAGTAGTTACTCCAACGTTCTGCATCATATGCTTCGCCGTCTACTGACGCTTCAAACATTTCTGTTAGAATCTTAACACCAGCTTCATCTGGTTTTTTAGGAAGGAAGTCGTTGAGATTAAACAGTCCATGTGTATTTACTGCTGCCATCTCTGCATCACCTAGCGGGCGATCTCGACGTGCCCAGTTACTTGCACCATAATCGGCATAGCCACCTTTGGAACCTTTTGAAAGACGGAAGTCAACTCCAGCAGTATAATCTGTTGGTAGTTCTTCCATGTCTGGATCCATAAGTGCTGCTTTGATAAGCTGGAAGATTTGTGGCCCAATAATAAAGCGACGAATTGGATTTTCTGGCAAATCTTCCTTTAGTGGATCTTCAGTTACAAACCCTTGGAAGATATAACTACGTTTTTTCCAATACTTACGACCCATGTCTTCAAGACTTGCGTCTTTAAACCAACCACGTACTTCTTGTAGGATTGGACATGACTCTCCGTACATTTCCATACACGGAACTTGTACCTGTACGGGGCGTGAATCTGTTTCTCCCTTAACTCCTGCAAAAGGAAGTTTGATCATCAAACGTTCTTTCCAAAAGAAAGTATTGTCTTGATCGCCATCTGGCAAAAAACGAATAGTTGCCTGTTCGCCTTCTTTCATGTTCCAAAATGGGTAAATCGCATTGTCACCGCCTGATGTACGGTTGCCGCTTGCGCCAGCTTCTTGTTCTTTGAGCTTTGCTCGAATTTCTGCTAATGATGCCATAGTGCCTTTTCTCCTATATGTTATGCCTATGTTAGAACAACCTATGTTGCTCTCGTGCCTTTAACGTGTAGCACAGTTTATATACTACACGGTTAGTTATGACTTGTCAAGTATAAAATGACAAGTTTTTTAAAAGTTAGCTGATTATCTTAAACCAGCTAACTCTTGTATTCTTGTAAAATCTGCCATCTTGCGGGCCTGATATTTTTCATATACTTGGCCTAGACGTTCTATGAACTGACTTGCTGGTTTAATATATCTATCACCATATGATTTTTCAACCATTGTTAACACAGCAGTTTCGCCTTTTGGAAATACGCCTTGTTGCCTATCGTAGTAACTTAGTATAAACTCGCCTAATGGTGTCTTTTGTTCTTTAGATGCAAGTACAATCTCATCACCGTCTGGACCTTTGACTTTGTCGCCTTTTTTCTTGCCGTCCATCTTAGCTTTGCGAACAGCATGAGCAAATGCGTTGCCTTCGTCTGTGTCTTGTTCGCCTTCTATTTGCGCACTAAAGTTATCTGCAAACTGTCCTAACAATTTATCAAATGCTGCATCAATTTGAGATTCATATGCTGCACCACCAATGCCACGTGTGCCGCCACTTGGACTTGCACCAATATCTACTGTGGGTGCTAACTTGTAAATAAAACCACCTTGTACAGGATGTATTGTATAGTCTTCACCTTTTTCAAACTGTTTTTTAACCTGTCCAGGTTGTGCGGCTAGGTTTTCTTCAGCGGCTTGAATTGCTTGTGCTGGCGTATCGTAAACTTGTGGTCTTGCTTGCGGACGTATACTAGTTTTTGGAGCAGCCGGTCTTGCTTGCGGACGTATACTAGTTTCTGGAGCGGCCGGGTTTGCTTGCGGACGCATATTTGATGGATCCATTTCCATGTCGCCACGTGGTGGATACACATCTGCTTCTGCAATCAAATCATCAAAGTCCATTTCGTTTGCTTGTGTTGCTTCACCAACTAGTTTATAAATGTATGGAAATACATCCTTTAAATCTTCATTAAACTGTTTGATAGTAAGTTGATCAATCCAGTTACTAGCAACATCAGCAGGAACTTCGGATTCTTCTATAACTACAAATTCTTCGAGTGCTTCTTTGTACATTGTAGGTTTTTGTAGTGTTTGTATTCTTTTCTTGACTGTAGTAATACGTTCGTTTACTGTACCCATGTGCTCTGCTAGGCTTTCTGCCATTACACTACTACGACCCATATAAGTTTTAAACTTGCGGAGATTTGAAAGTTCTTCACTTAGGCTTGTAATGTGTTTACCAAAGTCATCATATGGATGTCCGCCTTCACTAACGTGGATAGCCATTGCCCTTGCACCACTAAGATGCTTGAAAGGATATTTAAACTTTTCACCTTGTGCATTTTCAATAAAAAGAGATCCTATCTTTTTATTTCTACTTTCGCCTTCAATAATATCACCTGTATGTTTTATTGAAAGTTTAGCACTTCCAAACTTTTGAAAGCTGGTTTTGTGAGTGCCATACATTTTTGACTCTGCCATTTGTGTTTCTCCGCGATTTACTGCCATGCTTGCATAATCTCTTTTTGTAAAGTTAGTTCTGTTAATGTCTCTAACTTCAAAATTTAATAAACGTTTTTTTGAAAACATTCTCATTTGTTTTAAAAAGTCATACCACTCTTTGGTTTCTTCAGCACCAACTTCTTCTGTAAAGTCTTTGTTATACATTATAGTTACACCAGACTTTTCATCTAGTGAAACACTTACTTTACCTATATTAGTGTTTCCGCTTTTAAAATCAAACTCATAAAATCTTGCAAGACTAGGAGCACTTGTTATATTTCCTTCTGCATCACCGGTGGTAACGCTGGAATAACGTCCTCTAATCTCATTAAAAAGTTGTTCTGCTACTGTATCTAAATTTCTCATTGTATACTATTTATCAATAACTGCTACTAACAAAGATCGGCATTGGCATTTCATAATTTTCATCTGCTTCTATTTGATTAAATGTTTCGTACACTGTTGGATCCCAATCTTTCATCACACTCATAATTCTTAATGTTAATAATAAACTACTAACTAGATCATCGTGATGTCCGGGCTTTGCTTGAAAACTACTACCTGCTGCAATAAATGCTTTTAGTTCACTGATCAATGCTTTGCTGTTTACAGTGAGTTTGTCATTCTCGACCATTGTTTTAAGTCTAGCACACGCTGTTGTTTTGCTGCTGTGTGTGGTGTTAAATCCTTTACGAAACTTTCTTACGTGTCCTTTTTTCATAGGCTCACTTATAAACAATCCTGGAATATTTTCTTCTCCAAAATCATTGATAACAAGCAAACATGCTTCACCTATGCCGTTGTTTTCCACACTCCAATATATGTTGTTAGTAGACTTTGTTTCGCTCTCGATATATTTGCATACATCAGCAAGTACTCTAACTTGTCCTGGTATAGCAGTGAGATTGTGTTGCCATTCACCAACTTGCTCGTATCCAGGAAGTTCGATGATTTGTATTGCAGCATAATCACCACCAGTGCCCATACTTGGATCAAGTGCTACTACATAAGATTTTTTTGAACTAGGTTTTTTATACCAGCGTACTTGGCCCATATTAATAATAGGATTTGAACCTGTCATTGTTGCTAGTTTGATACTGTGAATAAGAGTTTCGTCAAAGATTAAAAACTCACAACCGTATTCACGTCTAAACTTTTCTTCACCAATACGTCCTATTTCCTCTTTCTTCCACTCTTCATCTCTGTCTGGATGTTCATGCCATTCGGCAATAAACGAGTGAAATCCGTTTATGCCTAAATCTTGTTCATTGCCATATTCGTCAAACTTTTGTTCTGCTTGCTTCCAAATAGTAGCAAAGGTATCTTCGTCACTGTTAGGTGTGCTGGTAATAATAGCACGACCACCTGTTGCAAGTGTAGGTGATATTGAAGTCCAAAACTCTTCCGCAATATTAGGTTGCACAAATGCAAACTCGTCACAGTATAGTAGCGAAATACTCATACCACGTCCTGTATTGCCTGTTGTTGTTTGACTTACAATACGGCTTCCATTTTCAAACTCAATACTACCTTTGTTATAACTTGTGACACCTGCTCTAATATGATCCGGACAAGTTTCGTACACAAAGCGTATACGTGACATAATCTCTTGCGCACCTGTGTATTTGTGTGCAGCAATAAGAATAGTTTGGTCTGGATTAAACATTGCAAACCATGCCAAATAGATTGCAGCACAGGTTGTTTTGCCTGTTTGCCTAGGCATCATGTTTATGTTGAATCTAAAACTGTGATAACTATCCATTAATCCTAACTGATATTCATAAGGATCAAATAATAGCTTGCCTTTTGTAGGATGCTGAATGTATGCAAACTTGCGAGAAAAATGCAAGTAACCCGTATCAGGATCCATGCAAGCTAGTAAGTCTGCAATTTGCTCTTCAGTAAATGTTTCTTTTCTATTCGCCTTTTTGATTAAGACGCCGTCTAATGATGCTGCCATATAATATTTATTCAAAAAAATAGCGCCCGAAGGCGCTATTGAGTTGGGGTAATATTTTGTTAATCTTCAGCTTTTGCTTTTTTCATTAGCATTTGTACAATCTCTTTATTCAACGCTGACTTCTTGATAACGTCTGCCATGTTGTTAGCAGCAAACCCACTGCCGCCAAACTCAGCTAATACTTCGCCAAGTCTTGAAAGTGCATTTGACATCATTAAACTAGTATCATCAGTTCCTTTCATGTTTGAACTCATGTCCATCATTTTGCGTCCAAGATTGTTGATGTCTTTGTGCTTGTTTTCAAAGTTGCTAGGCACATCATATTCTGCTACTTCTACTTCTTCATCTTCATCTGGATCTGGATCTTCGCCGTCACGTTGTGCAATAGCTTGACTCATTGGTTCTGTTTTGTTGCCGTCATTGTCTAAATCAGGAAAGTCTGGTTTTGTACCTTTTGATGCTTGTTTTTCAGCAAGTGCTTTTGTAAGCATTGCATGAATACTTTCTTTAGTATTCATTGGATTGTCGCCGCCTGCTGTTGCTGGATATGATCCTTTTTCTTTGTGTAAATCGTCGCCGCTCGGAATCATGTCACTTACATCGCCTGCATTTGATCTCATATATTCATCATCAGGTTCTGTAGTTGCATCGCCAAAGTCGCCATCATAATCTTCTTCTTCTTTTGAAATCATTTTGATAGTATCTGACATAGATGGTTCTTCAGGTCCTTTCGATCCGCATCCGCCCATTGGCTGACTTGGTCCGTGCATTTTACCACATATCGGACAAACACCATCGTCTTGATTAATATCATCAGCGCCGACTTCTTTTGCATCTGCGCCTGCTAGTTGCATAATGCGTAGTAGTTCTGAAACTTCTGCTGCACTTTCGCCATTTACACTAATATTCATATTAGCTTCGTTTACTTTTTTCATATTAGTCTCCTGACTGTTCTTTACGAGCTGTCTCTAATTCTTTTAATAGGTTCATTACTCTATCTTCACCAACTGATTCTTGTGCGCTTTCGCCGCCCATGTCTTCAACTGTTAGCTTTGCAACATATACATCTGAAGAAGTTTCTTCTTGATATAACTCTTGCGGCTCATTTGGATTACGTACAATAATATGACTTTGTTTAACACCGCAACATTGTCCAATGTATTCTTGGAGTACTTGTACTGTTGTTGGATACGTACAAGTTATTTCAAAATATGTAGCTTCGCAGTTTTCTAACTGTGGGAAATCTAATGGACGCTCTTGTATTGGTGTTTTCTTACCAGCTGCAATCTGAGAGCATCCGTATTTTTGTAAACTGGTTTCAAGCATATCTTCAAAGTTTTCAGGTAGCTCACCAGCTACACCAATCT